CTAAGGTGAGAATGGGTGCGGTTTTCAAAATTCGTAGTATCTCTGGTTATAGGGCTTAACGTACTTTTTACCGTTGCAGCTTTATACGTATTCGTGAAAGTAGGTAGTGAGCCTACAGCGTTAATAGCTTCGTGGTTTGCATTCACCACGGGGGAGCTCTGGGCATTAGCGGGAATAAAGAGAGAAGAGACAAAGAAGGGAGGGAGCGACGATGAAGATATGCATTGATGCTGGGCATGGTGGCACTCAACCTGGCGCTGTAGGGTATTTCGGGACGAAAGAAAAGGANATTACGCTTCAGATATCGCTGCAGCTTAGAGATAATCTCAAGGCTGCCGGTTTAGAAGTAGTAATGACTAGGGAAACGGATAAGGACGTAAGAACTGCAAAACAGCCTAACGAACTCCAAGCCAGATGCGACGTAGCGAATAGTGCTAAGGCTGATATTTTTATCTCAATCCACTGTAACGCTGCTGACGATAAGACTGCGCACGGNACAGAAACGTGGTACTACCCGAAAGATGCTAAGAGCAGGACTTTAGCGCAGTTTATTCAGACGGAGCTAGTTAAGCAGATCGGGCTAAGGGATAGAGGAGTGAAGCAGGGCAATTACTACGTAACACGATATACGAAAATGCCTGCAGTGCTTGTAGAAGTGGCATTTATCAGTAACCCTGAAGAGGAGGTATTACTGAAGAATAAGGCATTTCAGAGGAAGTGTGCAATAGGCATAGCTAATGGCGTGCTTAGTTTTTTAGGCATGGCTCTAGTAAAGGAGGGGCCGAATATGAAAGACGTACCAACAACGCACTGGGCCTATAAGTACATTAAAGAGCTATACGACCTAGGGATTATTCAAGGGGACGCTAATGGAAACTTCCACCCNGACAAAGCAGCTACGAAGGCAGAAGTAGCTACAATGTTAGCAAAGTTATATGAAAAATTGAAAGGAGGGCAGTAAGATGCATGATGTAATTTTAAGGCTGCTATACGACATTATCGCTATTTTAGTACCAATCTTGGTAGCGTACCTGGTGGCATGGATACAAAAGAAGCTTGGTGCTGAAAAGATACAGAAGATTATTTACGAGTTAGAAACTAAGAAAGAATTAGCTCGCATAGCGGTAATGTTTGTGCAGCAAGCCTATAAAGATTTAGGNGGACCNGANAAATACGAAAGAGCAGCAGAGTGGCTAAGTGACATGTCAGATTATATGGGCTTAGATTTAACGCCGGAAGAAGTAAAGGCCCTAATCGAAGCTGCGCTAAAAGAACTGAAAGCAGAACTAGGCGAAGCCTGGGAGGACTTTAAGCAGTAGGCTACACATTATTTATATTTTAGTAGCCAGCCCGTGGGGTGCTCGCTCTCTCCTACCCACGGGCTTTTTTTATTATCTGTTTGCATGTGTTATAATATAACTATGAATAACAGCACCATACACGATTTAGGAGGGTATAAAACTATGGGTAAGGTGTATGTAGACTTAAACAAGCTTAGGGCTTATCGGGCTTACAAAGGCATTACGAGGCGTGAGATGTCTACGCTGCTGGGGTTTAAGAGTAGTAGCTACAATAATCTAGAAAATGGTAAAGTAGACTTTACTATCGGCCGCCTTAACGAAGTGTGCAAAATCTTAAATATTGATCCAATGGATATTTTGTGCATTGAGGAGGACGAAGATGAGCAGGATTAGGGTAAGTAGTGCAGGGGCATGTCCGAAGAGGGTACAGTACGAAGCATGGGGCATAGTAGGATTACCACCATGGGAGGGCACTGAAAGAGCCTATGAGGAGGGTAATATCCACGAAGCTTCTATACTTAGATGGGCGGCAGAACATTTACCTGGCGCACCGTACGTAATCCACGATGAGCAGAAGGAAGTAACTATTTTGTACAACGACAGAGAGCTGCTAAGAGGACATATCGACGGCCTTGCCACGAATCACGATGGGCAGACAATTTTAGTCGAAGCTAAAGCATTAGCCCGCAGAGGCTTTGAAGAGCTTAGGAAGAATGGCGTTAAACAGGCCCACCCGCAATACTATCTTCAGGTGCAGCTTTACCTTCATGCACAAGGTTTAGAAACAGGTTACCTAGTAGCACGTAATAAGGAGACACCTAAAACTAGGTATTGGGACCACCACATTGAAGAAATAACATACGACGAAGATTACGTTGCCAGTGAGTTAAAGAGGCTAAATGAACTACTAGACAAGATAGAGACTAATGAAGAGCTACTGCCGCCGTATAACCCTTATGATAATTGGAATTGTAGGCTTCCATATTGTCCTTACGTGCATCTCTGCTACCCTGACTATTACGAACAGGCCACGCGGCCTAAACAGTTGCCTAAACAGGACAATTTAGAAGAAGTAGTAGCAGAATACGTGGATTTAAGCAACGAAATTAATGGCTTATCTAAGCGCAGGGACGAACTAAAGGACATCATTATAGGCAGTGTGGGTAATAAACCCGTAATAGCTGGCAGGTATGAAGTGTGCGTAAAAGAGCGATTAAACGAACGCATAGACACTAAAGCTGTAAGGGATTTGCTACCAGCCGAAGTATTACAGAACGTAATAAAAGTTACAAGCTCTAAGGTACTAGAAGTAAAAGAAGTAAACGGGAGGAGGAGCCAAGTATGAGTGACTACGTGGTTAAGTACCAAACGGACGACGGGCAGGAAATAGTATTAACGCCCGAAGTGGTAAAGAAGTATTTAGTTTCAGGAGATGCAGAAGCGGTAACGAACGAAGAAATAATGATGTTTATGCAAACCTGCAAATATCAGAGGCTAAACCCTTTCACCGGTGAAGTGTACTTTGTAAAGTACAGTGGCAGTCCTGCTACGCCTATACTAAGCGTAAACACCTTTAGAAAAAGGGCAGCAGCTAGCCCTGTATGTGCAGGATGGCAGCCAGGTGTTATAGTACGAAAAGGAGACCAGCTAATTTACCGTGAAGGCTCGCTAGTACTCGACGACGAAGAATTAGTAGGCGGTTGGTGCAAAGTATGGCGTAAAGATTGGACACAGCCCTACACGGCTACTGTAACGCTTAAAGAGTACATGAGGTATGGCAAAGACGGTAAACCGCAGAGGACTTGGAATAAGCCAGCAACGATGATAGCCAAGGTAGCTGAAGCTAGAGCTTTAGGCACAGTGATACCTGGGCTGCAGGGCTTATACGGTGCAGAGGAGATGAGCATAGACGAAGACCAGCTAGAGACGCAGTTTGAAAGCAGAAGCGAAGTATTAGAAGAAACAATGCCCGTAGAACATAAACCGGCTAACCCTATAACGGATAAGCAAGCTAAGCGGCTATTTGCTATAGCTCAAGGTAATGCGGACCTTCTTAAGCAAGTAATTTCTAAGCACGGCTACGCACATACTAAAGACATAAATAAAGCGGACTACGAGGCCATTTGTAACGAAGTAGAGGCCATAGTTAAAGGTGAACAGCCAGTGGAACACACAGACGAAATTATAAAGGAAGTAGAAGAGGCCATAGAAAGCCACTTAGCTAGCGATGACGAAGTAAGTTTAGAAGATATACCTTTTTAAGGTGTAGAATGATGCACCGCACAAACAAGGGAGAGCAGGTTTTTACTGCTCTCCTTTTAGTTTTGTCACTTTGTAAACACTTTGACTGGCTTAACATTCACTTAACCCATAATACGTTATAAGTGTAAAAAATGGGTTATAATACTAATAACACAAACGAAGGAGGAGCAGAAGATGAGAAGAGAAGAAGAAACAAAAAGAACAACAGAAGCACGGCAGGAGGAGGTAGTTAGCATGAAGGACGTAAGGCAGGAGTACGTAGACAATCCAACAATGCTGCTAGTGGCAGCAAGGCTGAACGCAGCCATGACAAAGGCTGCAATTGCTAACGTGAAAGAGGCAAACGAAAGCAGACACCTGTTAGACTTCGGCCAGGTAGCAGAAGAGGTAACGCTATACGCACAAAGCAAGGTCAATGAATACCTAAACGCCATATCTGCTAAGCTAGACGACGAAATTTATAACCACATTTACATGGTAGAGAACTTTAACCACGATAACGCCGAAGAAGAGCTAGTAAAGCTAGAGCAGCATGCAGATGTAATAGTAGCCATGGTAAGGGAAGCAGCAGCACGTGCTATAGATGACATGGAAGAGTACTGCAAAGATTTGGCCACGCCAGCAGAAGCAGATGGGTCTGATGACCTAGTTTACTCCTACTACATAAACGACGACACCATTAAAGAAGCAAGAAGAGAATTAAAGAACTTATTAGGATGGATGTTCGTATCGCACGTATGGTACTACACGGAGATAGCGCTAGACGAGATTAGGTCTGTGCTAACACAGACATACCTAGGGGAACTAGAGAGGAGGGTGGGGGCGTAAGCTCCCGCCCTTTATGAAAGGAGAGAGCGGCATGTTACAGTTAAGTGAAGAAACACTAGAAGAGTTAAGAAGGTATAAAAAGCAGTATCTAGAAATAGTCGCATTTTACAAAGCTAACGGCTATACCGATGATAAAGCAGAGTACTATGCAGCACACCCTAAGGTATTAGCTTATAAGCTCTTGCTAGCACAGGGTTTAGGCCCTGAAGAAGTAGTCAAGTACTTTAGAGAACTAAATATAGAGGAGGGAGCGTAATGCGTTGGTTAGAGTTTACAGAAGAAGAACAATTGAAAGGCTGGCACCAGGTAGACCTAGGCGAAGATGGAGATTTTTACGCAGACTATTTATTAGAGGATAACTCGTGGCAGCTTTACGGCTGGTGGTACCCGACAGAAGAAGCAGCACAGCGTGAAGGCGTAGATGTAGAGGATAGCCCATTCTGGTCTAAGCTTAGCTTCGTGCCTAATGAAGACCTAGACGACTTAGAAATGGCAAGTGACTGTCTAGCCGTGCCGTGGCTAGATTGGACGATTAGCATTATTAAGGAGGAGCCATGATGCAAACGTTAGGAGTACTAACACTAATTGCCGGTTTTTTCGGCGTACTAACAGGCCTGGTGTTAATCGCAGTACTTGGCAGGGGCTATGTAATAGGGCTAATAAGTATAGCACTCTTTTTAGCTGGAGTGCGCATACTTCAGAAGAGTTAAGGGGCCTGTTTGTGTTTCAGATTAAAAATGTGTGTTATAATTATAACAGGAGGCGAGAAGCATGAAAACGTTAGACATGGAAGGCAAATTAGTAAAGTTCGGGCCAGCTAAAGAATGGTTTACTGTAAGGTTTGATAAAGATCTGAAGTACTTTAACAGAGAAACCATAGGTAGATACGCTCAAGTGTATGAACTTGCTAGGCAAAACGAGTTTTATGGCCTGACCATAGATAATGCAGAGTGGACTGTACTATGGGCAGATGGCGTGCCACAGCTAGCTTTAGATGTAACCTTCATTAATCCTGAAAAGTATGAGCCATCATTAAACGTATACGTAAGGTTCAGCTTATATGAAGAAGATATCCATGACGGCATTTATCTGGAAATGTAAAGGAGTGAGTAGAATGAGAATAGGCGAATCATATAATCAAGAGTTAAAGAGCTTGGCCTTTAGGCTGGTGGGCACGGCTAGAAGCTTATCGGCAATGATAGACAACGAAGACAGTAATAACTACTTTACTCCTGAAGAGAAAGAGGACATAGAGGCTATAGTGGACGCACTAATGAAGTTTTCGCTCATGTATAAAAGCAGGGTTAATGCGTACGTGCGGCGATGGAACAAAAGACACGAAAAGATAGCATGAAAAAAGACAGGGAGCAGGTTGAGGCCTGCTCCCTACCCACACACGGAGGAGGAGAGGAGTGCGGGCGCACTCTATGTATATTATACCACCGGCAGGAGGTTGATGAAACATGAAAACAGAAACAGCAGAAAAGCTAGTAATAGATATAGGCTTAGCATGTGATATAGGCCTACACGAAAGCATTGTCTTAACGCAGCTAGATAAATGGCTGCAGGAGTCAGCCTATGAAAAAGAAGGCAGGCGTTGGGTATTTAAGAGCCTGCGGGTAATGCAGCTAGAAGCATTCCCATTCTGGGATCAGACGACTATTTTTAGAGCCATTAACTCCTTAATAGCTGATGGCTACGTAATAGCCAAAAGCTTTAACGGCTCTAGGACTAAATGGCTAACTATAGACTATAATAACATTAACCTATATGAGGAGGGCGCATAGCATGGATAAAACCACTGAAATACTTAACCGCATGTTCAAGTTAAATTTTCAGGGCAATGTAATACCCTTTAGCTGGTACAAGGAGATAACGACTAAAGACGGTAAGCCTGACCTAATAGCGATTACCATTTTGTCTGAAATTGTGTATTGGTACAGGCCAGAAGTTATTAGAGATGAGGCCACGGGACAGGTTACCGGACTTAGGAAAAAGTTTGCAGAGGACAAACTACAGAAAAGCTACGGACAGCTAGCGGAACAATTCGGGTTCAGTAAAAAACAAGTTAGAGAGGCTGTAAAGAGGCTGTCCGAACAGGGGCTTATAAGCTGTGAATTTAGGACTATTACTGTTAAGGACGGCCTAAAATTAGTAAACGTAATGTACATAGAGCCAATTGTAGAAAACATAGAGCGTATAACGTTTAAGACATATGAAATAGCAGCAGCCAGCACGGACAACGAGTTTAATGTCGTACCTATTACCGCACAGGATGAGGGGTATATCCTTGCAGGGAGGGGGGTATTACCCTGCAGGGATATACCTACCACCGGTGAGGGTGATACAAATACAGAGATCACTACAGAGATCACTACAGAGAGTATATATAAGAATATGCGCACGCAACACGAACAAGGAGAGGAGCAGAACTTAGAACCTGAAGTACCTAAAGCTAAAATGGTTACCCTTAGTTCGGTTCAGCTTGACAGATTTAACGAGTTCTGGCGGGTCTACCCGAAAAAAAAGGCAAAGGTTGATTGCATGAAAGCGTGGAAGCAGCTTAGTCCTAACGGACAGTTGTTTGAGGAGATTATGGCGGGGCTGCGGCGGGCGATGAATAGCAAGGAGTGGAAGGAACAGGATGGCAAATTTATACCTTATCCAGCTACTTTTTTACGGCAAGGCCGCTGGATGGACGAGTATGAAGAGGAGGTTGATAGATGGGCTGCTTGGGAGCAGCGCTCAAAGCGTGAGTTTGAAAACATATTAAAAGGAGGTAGAGAAGGTGAACACTGAAGATCTGGAGCAAAAACTAGAAATGCGCAGGCGTGAGTTTGAAGCTAAGATGGAGGCCTTAAAAAACGCTCCGGTAAAAGAGGTACCGGTAAACAGTCCTACTATGTGCCCAGTAAACGAAACAGCTTGCTACTGGGACTGCTCCAGTAAAGGCTATATAACGATAGACGAATTAGGTCCCGTGCCACACAGGATTAAGTTTATAACTAAAGACTGCTTTCAGTTTGTGCGGTACAGGGATTTAATACGTAAAAGCGGGCTACAAGGCGAAGAGCTAAAGCACACTTTTGATGATGCCATAGTAGACGACTGGAACAGGGAGGCCATAAAGGTACTTCAAAATTGGGACCCTAAACTAGGCAGGGGCATTATACTAACATCACACAGAACTAAGAGTAATCCACGTGGTAATGGTACAGGCAAGTCATACATGATGCACGCTCTTACACACAAGCTTTGCAGAGAAGGTTACCACTGCTTCTTCTCCCGTACTGTAGATTATTTAGCTGATTTACGTAAGGCTTATGACGAAGGAGGCAACGAGTTTGAGATTACTAGAAAATATGTAGATGTAGACGTGCTTCTTTGGGACGACCTAGGCAAAGAAAACATTAAAAGCGATTGGGTTGCTGAACGCTTCTACTATATTATCGACCGCAGAATAACCCTAAACAGGCCATTAGTCATTAGCACCAATTTAAGCATGCCGGAAATAGCAGAACACTATGGCAACGATAACTTCGGGCCTGCTATTGCTAGCAGATTAGCTGGAAATTGTAATATACTGTACTTAGACGGGCCTGACAGAAGGCTACCCTAGGGAGGTGTAGGCCATATGTTTTTAGCCATTTCAGACACGGTATTTATTAACTCGGATTACATTAGGCAGGTAAGAATTGAGGAACATTTTACAGACGAAGGCGAGAAATGGTTTGTAAGGCTCTACGGGTTATTTGACGTGCCAGACGAAGAACGAGACAAAGACGGCAACATTTTAGTCGGGCCATTCGACACGAAGCAAGCTGCAATGCGGTTGATTTTCGACATAGAAGAAGACATAACATGCGAAGTAGAGGGATAGCATGGAGCTGAACACGGAATGCAAGGGCGGAGTAATAACAGTAGAGTTAAATAGTGAAGAAACCTTAGAGCAAGCGGTATATTTGATCTCCGACGCACACTTTGACAGCATAGCTTCAGATAGAACAGTGCTTAAACGGCATCTAGACAAGGCTTTAAGTGAAGATGCTTTAATAATTTTAGGCGGAGACTGGTTTGATGCTATGCAGGGTAAATTTGACCCACGCAGAAATCTAGATGAGCTGCGGCCTGAATATAGATGCGAAAAATACTTTGATGTGGTAGTGGAAGACAGCGCTAAATTCCTGGAGCCATATGCGAAAAACATAATTGCAGTTACACAGGGTAATCACGAGCTGGCTGTAAGAAAAAACTCTAACACCGACCTAGTAGACAGGTTAGTATTTCATTTAAGGTTAGCCGGTAGTAAAGCGGTAACTGGCGGTTGGAAGGGCTGGTTTAGATTTTTGCTGCGGTCGCACAATAGAAGCGGTAACATAAAACTCTTTTATTCACATGCAGGAGCTGGATCAGTAGCACCGGTAACCAGGGGAGTAATAGCGACTAATCGCCAGGCAGTGTACGAGCCCGACGCAGACGTAATTTGGAACGGTCATAGCCATACTGCGTATATAGTGCCAATAGTTAGAGAGCGGCTATCAGTAAAGGGCAAAATATACAACGATGTAGGCTGGTTTTTACGTACGCCTGGTTACAAGAGGGACTGGCAGATGCAAGACGGCTTCGTAGCACAGAAAGGCTTAGGACCTAATCCGATAGGCTGTGCTAGGATTGAACTTAAATTCAGTTCGGTTAGCTATCCTTCAGTAACCGCATATTTAGAGGTGGAACCATGAAATACGTAGTTAGTTTTTCGGGTGGTAAAGACAGCACTGCTATGTTACTTAGACTTCTAGAAGAAGGAAGACCAGTGGACGACATTAAAAATGATGGTTATTCATTTAGACCCAATTGTTCTATTGCAGATTTAGACGCTCGCTTTGAGCGTGAAGAGAAGGAGACGCAGCATGAACAGCAAGTGTAAAGGTAAGCGTGGCGAACTAGAGCTTGCTAAGAAACTAAAAGAATGTGGTTTCAGTGCCAGGCGTGGCCAGCAGTACTCAGGCATAGGCGGTGATGATGTAGTAGGCCTGGACGGGATACATATTGAATGTAAGCGGTCAGAAAGGCTAAACGTGTATAAGGCAATTGAACAGGCCATTAAAGATGCTTCAGCGGACGAGCTACCAGCAGTATTTTGGCGTAAGAACCATGAGGACTGGCTTGTAATAATGGCATTTAGTGACTGGGTGGAACTATACAAGGGCTGGCTATGGAGTGAGAATAATGTTTAATGGGTTCAATGGTATCATAAAGGCGCCACAAAGGGGTCATATGCGCCACAAAGGGGCCAAGTTTAGGAGGGGAGCACATGCTACAGATTAATGAGAAGTTTAAGAGTTTAATCCCACCACTAACCGAAGAGGAGTATAAAGAGTTAGAGCAAAGTATTTTATCTGAAGGGTGCCGGGAGCCCTTAACCGTGTGGGACGGCGTTATAGTAGACGGACACCACCGGTACGAGATTTGCACTAAGCACAACATACCATTTAACACACGGGATATACATTTTGAGAATGAAGACGAAGCCATGATCTGGATAATAACTAACCAGCTGTCCCGTAGAAATATTACAGACTTTGTGCGTGTGGAGCTGGCACTCAAACGTAAGGATTTACTTTTGAAGCAGGGCAAAGAAAAAATGCAGCTCGCTGGCCGTGCAGGGGCTGAAGCGAGATGGGGTTTATCACAAAATGATAAACCCTATACGCAGCACAACACACAAGCTATAATTGCTAAAGATCTGGGATTATCCACGGGTACTGCTACGTGTCACATACTGGTGCAGACCAGAAAGGCCAGGCTTCTTTTTATGTAGTTAAGTGGCACGATATAAAAGAGAAAGGGCGTGATATTTATGTCTACGAGCGGTGACAAGTTTAGGCTCACTGGTGGTGCTGACTCTTGGTGCGCTGCTGGTGCAGCGGCCTTAAATAATGAAGAAGTAAAACAGCAAATAATGAAAAGGCAAAGTGCACATGATTACGTAATATGCCCTGAATGTGGTTCACCAGTAATCCACGAAAGCGGCTGCGTAACCTGTCCTAGCTGCGGGTGGGGTTTGTGTGGGTAAGCGACTAAGGGCCCCATTTACGTGGTATGGAGGAAAACATTTTATGGTTAAAAAACTCTTGCCTTTAATACCGAAACACCACACGTATGTGGAGGTGTTTGGTGGTGCTGCCAACTTACTTTTAGCTAAAGATCCATCGCCAGTGGAGGTGTATAACGACATTGACAGTGGGCTAGTTAACTTCTTTAGGGTGCTAAGGGATAAAAATAAGTTTCAGAAATTTTACGAGCAGGTCGTGCTAATGCCTTACTCCAGGGAGGAGTACTATGAATGCCGAGAGACCTGGGACAAAGAAGAGGACGACGTGCAGATGGCAGTTAAATGGTTTGTGGTGGCAAGGCAGAGCTTTAGCGGCATTTTCGGCAGAGCCTGGGGATATGTTGTAACAAGTTCAGTACGTGGAATGGCGAATAATATAAGCAAGTACTGGGGAGCCATAGACATGTTACCTGAGGTTGCTGAGAGGTTGTTACGGGTTCAGATAGAGCACAACGATTTTAGAAAAATTCTTAAGGCGTACGATACCGAAAACACCTTCTTTTACTTAGATCCGCCATATGTGCTAGATACACGAACCGACACTGCGTATCGTTACGAGATGGCTTTAGAAGACCATCAGGAGTTAGTGGATATGCTGCTGCACATTACGGGTAAAGCAATGCTATCGGGTTACGACCACGAAGTGTATAAGCCGTTAGAAGAAGCTGGGTGGACTAAATTGGTGTTTGAAGCTATGTGCATGGTTCCAGGAAGGACTAGAGCCACGAAGTACATCTGTAATGACAGCAATAAGCATAAACTTAAGCGTAAAGAGTGTGTTTGGCTAAATTACGTTCCTGCTCCACATAAGCAGATGGAGCTGCTGGGCGTAAAGTACGGGACGGAAAACAATGTTAATCCAGGTAATGGCACCGAGACACAAGGTGAATAGTATTATGAATTACGTCAAAATGCAAACTACGGCAAAAGTGGGTATGAAAATATCAGGGGTGCTTTAGGGTGAATTCTGAAGTTTATGTCGCAGTAAAAAACAGGGCTAATGGAAGGTGTGAATTGTGTGGCAAGTTGTCTAGCGATTTGGAATTGCATCATGTGGTGTCTGGGTTTGGCAGGCGTAGACAATATGAGAGTGTGGAGACGTGTTTAATGTTATGTGTGGAATGTCATCGTGCTGTGCATGATAATGCGAAGTTGAACAGAGCATTAAAATTGTTAGTTGAAGAACGCCTATACCGTGCGGGGTATAGTGAGAACGAAATAAGACAAATAATGGGGGGGAGGTTATTTTAATGACACAACCGCAAGTGCAGATGGTTGCAATAGATGAGCTAAAGCCACATCCGAAGAATCCGAGAAAGCATAGCGAAAAGGCAATCAAAAAGCTTGTTGCAAGTATCAGAGAATTTGGCTGGACTAATCCTATTCTTGTATCTGAGGACGGAGTGGTATTGGCAGGACATGCGAGATTAAAAGCTGCAAAAAGGGCTGGGCTGAAGGAAGTGCCCGTTATTGTTTTACCGTTGAGTGGTGCAAAGGCCGATGCGTATATGATTGCAGACAACCGATTGCAAGAAGATAGCGACTGGGATGAAGAGTTACTTGCAGAATTGGTGGAAGAGTTAAAGGATCAAATCGACTTAGCTATCACAGGGTTAGAAGAGAAGGAAATTAACGAGATTTTCGGCGAGATTGCAAAAAATACCGATTACGTTAGCCGTGGCGAGGCAGTGCATTATGAAGTGAAAGGGTTGCAGCCAAGTATTGAAGAGTTGTGCGATGATAGTAAGACAAAGGAACTTATAGCGGAGATTGAGAAGTCAAAGCTCCCAAAGAAGGAGAAAGAGTTCTTAATTAAAGCGGCACAAAGGCATTTGGTATTCAATTATTCCAAGATAGCCGAGTACTATGCTCATGCGAGTAAAGAGATGCAGGAACTCATGGAAAAGTCAGCTTTAGTCATAATTGATTACGATAATGCGATAGCTAATGGGTATGTGGAGCTGACAAAGACAATAGAACAGCTGATGCGAGAGGCACGAGATGCGGGATGATTTCGGTATTTTCATTGTGAGTCATGCACGTGCAGAAGAAGTTTTAGACAATACGTTGAAGGTGCTCCAGCGTGGGCGGTACACTGGGCAATGGTGGATTGTCGTTGATGATGAAGACCCTCAGCTTGATTTGTATAAAGAGTTATGGAGCAAGCGGCTGTTGATATTTTCCAAGAAAGAGATGCTGGACACCATAGATTTGTGCGATAACTTTTATGAAGATAGGAAGACAGTTCTATTTGCCCGTAATAAGTGCTATGACTTGGCGAGAGAGTTGGGATTAACGTATTTTGCGATGTTGGATGATGACTTAAAGGCGATACACTACAGGTTTGTTGAAAATGGCAAGCTGCGAGGTGCACATGTAACAAATTTGGATGAGCTGTGCGATGCGGTGATAAAGTTTCTTGAAGTGTCGGGGGCAAAGATTGTTGCATTTGGACAAGATGGCGATTTTATAGGAGGAGCAAAAGGAAGGTTCAAACAACATGTTATCCGTCGTGCGGTAAACTCATTTTTCTGTAAGGTAGATAGGCCAGTCCAGTTTCGGGGAAGGATATACGAGGATACGATAGCTAACATAACACTGGGTATGCGAGGGGATTTGTTCTTTACCATATTGGATGTGCAGACATCACAGCGAGCGATGGGTAAACTTAAAGGCGGGATGAAGGAGGCTTACGATTATTATAGCTACTATGTAGCTGCATTTTATAACGTGATGAACGCTCCGGGCGTAGCAAAGGTATTAGTAACCCACAAGGATAAGCGGCGGTTTATAAACTCCTATGCGTGGGACAAATACGTAGTGCCCATTTTAGACGAGAAGTATAAGAGATGAGAGAAGATTTCGCCATATTCATTTTAAGCCATGAACGTGCCGATAATATAAAGACGTTAAAGATGTTGGCGGAAGCGGGGTACACAGGCCGATGGTATATTGTTGTAGATGATGAGGACAGGCAGTTAGAAAGGTACAAGGAGCTTTACAAGGACAAAGTTCTTGTATTCAGTAAGGATGAAGTAGCCAAGACGATAGATGTCGGCGATAACTTTGATTTCAAAAGTGCAATTGTGTATGCAAGGAATGTGTGCTTTGATTTGGCGGAGCAGTTAGGGTTAAAGTATTTCTTGGAGCTTGACGATGATTACGATTCGCTAATGTACCGTTACAGTAGGTACGGCGTGTTAAAGGCGGTTAAAGTTAATAATTTTGATGAGCTATGCGAGGCGATGTTGAACTTCCTTGATGTGTCAGGAGCGCATGCTGTATGCTTGGGGCAGGGAGGGGATTTCATAGCAGGAGCCAAGACAGGGTTGTGGAAGCAAGGTTTCAGCAGAAAAGCCATGAATACGTATTTCATGCGTACCGATAGAAGGTTTAAGTTCGTCGGTAAGTTGAACGAGGACGTGTGTACATATACGTGGTTAGGTAGTAGAGGCTATCTATTCCTTACAATACCGTTTGCAATGGTGAAGCCAGCAGGTACGCAGTCAATGAAAGGTGGCATAAGTGATTTGTACAAGAAAGTCGGTACGTATGTAAAAACATTTTACGCTGTAATGTATATGCCCAGTGCGGTGAAGGTAGCAGTAATGACAACATCACATGCGAGGGTGCATCATAAGGTATATTGGGAAAATTGCGTACCGCAGATATTGTCAGAGAAGTGGAAGAAAGGGGGAAAGTGATGTTCATTGATGCTTCAAAGTTGTTGTTTTACCAAGAGCGGTTTAAGGAGCGGAAGCCGATAACAGCTGAGATGATGCTTACTAATTTCTGCAATTACGATTGCCCGTATTGTCGGTATAAGCATGGGACAGGATATTTTACATTTGAGCGTTTTAAGGATGCCGTAGAAGTGTTGCGGGGGTTAGGTGTGCGAGGCTTTAATTTGACAGGTGGAGGCGAGCCGTTGCTCAATCCCGAGATAGACGAGATACTCAATTGGTTAGATGAACAAGGCATTAGTTATGGGATTAATACAAACTTTACACGGTACGTAAATTGCAAAGCCAAATGGATAAAAGTATCGTTACATCAGGGATATGACTTGAGCGGCGTAATTGAGAATATGAAGCGGTTTCGTAAAGAGAATAAGACCACTACGTTAGGTGCGCAGATAATTGTTGAGAGTGTGGAGGATGTGCGGCATCTGTGGAATGCGTATAAGGATTTGGACGTGGACTATATTGTTTTTCGTCCAATAGAGATGCCGGGCGGCTATTACGAGGATGTGCACGATATAGTGGAAGAGTTGGAAGCCATAGACGATAAGAAGTTGCTCATAAACTACAAGTGGTATTACGTAAATGAGAGGTGCGAGCGCTGTTATGCCGATTGGACAGTGATAACAGTAGATTGGAACGGTAACGTATGGTATTGCTGTCACAAACCCGATGAGGTAGTCGGTAATTTGTTTAAGGGTGATGTGCTGGAAGCCAAACGTAAATGGGTAACAGACATGTCTAAATGCGATATACCGTGTAGGCATACCGCAAATAACATAATATTGAAGGAATACCGAGAGCCAAAGCACGTGGAGTTCATATAAAGGAGGTGAAGAAGTGGGACGACCAAAAGGTTCGACCAAGCTGACGAAAGATATTCAAGATAAGATAGTTTCAGCGATTAGATTAGGCAATTATATGGAGACAGCAGCTGCTTATGCTGGGATAAGCAAGGATACTTTATATGCTTGGTTGAAGCGTGGGCAACGTGAGAAGGAAAAGAAGGAAAAAGACCCGTCATACGAAATCCCAAAATATGAACGTCAGTTTGTGCGATTTTCTGACGCAGTAGAAAAGGCACTTGCAGAAGCTGAGATGAGAGACGTTATGATTATTTATGAGGCGTCAAAAGAGCAGTGGCAGGCAGCAGCTTGGAGGTTAGAGAGAAAGTTCCCTGACAGATGGGGTAGGAAGTTAAGCGTAGAAGGGAAGCAGGAACTCATAATCCCAAGAGTTGAGATAATATATGAAAACACTGATACAGAAGACTGACAAAGGAATAAAGATAAAGCCACATAGGGGTCAGCAGTTAGTTCTTGAGGCCAAGGAACGTTTCGTTGCGATGATTTGTGGCACGGGTGGAGGGAAGACATCATTAATCCCAGTGTGGCTGTTGCAGGAGTTGAGGCGGGACTGGGAAAATGGTATTTTCGATAGTGCGTATTTGGTTGTCAGTCCAACGTATTCAATGCAAAGAAGGTTCATCGTTCCCGCAATAACAGATTTGTTTGATGCCGTTACAGGTGGAGTATTGAGCAACGTTGATAGGTGTTATTACTTGCCGCAGGGGAATAAGATTTATTTAGGTTCAGCGGATAATCCGTTTACGTTGGAAGGAGTTCACGTATATGGTGTATGTTTGGATGAAGCGGGACAGATGAGGCGTGAGGCTTGGGACGTAGCATTAAGGCGTGTAGGTTTTTACCAAGGGCGGATATTGATAACAACTACACCGTATAATAATGGGTGGCTTAAAACAGAATTTTACGACAAGTGGAAAGTGGGGCTACCCGAATATAGAGTGGTTCAGTTTGCGAGTGTAGAAAACCCTGCATACCCGAGAGAAGAGTTCGAGAGAGCCAGAAGGGACTTACCCGATTGGATGTTCAGGATGTTTTACATGGGTGAGTTCGCAAAGCCCGAGGGATTAGTTTACCAAGATTTCAATCCGAGTGTGCATGTTGTCGAGCCATTTGATATACCGAAAAATTGGACACGGATTGTGGGGGTAGACTTTGGCTATAATAATCCGTTTGCTGTGCTGTGGTTGGCGATAGATGGAGACAATAACATTTACGTATACCGAGAATATTACGAGCGAGAGAAGTTGCCCAAAGAGGCAGGGGAAGATATTGTGCGTTTATCAGAAGGCGAGATGATTGATGCTGTCATATGCGACCCATCACGTCCAGAGGGTATGGAGGATTTGAGGCGGTTAGGATTACCAGTTCAAGCGGCTGATAATTCTGTATTGACAGGTATACAAAGAGTAACAGAGAAGTTGAAGGCAAGGCAGTTGTTTGTATTCCGTGGGTTGCAGAATACGTTAAATGAGTTTGAGGCATATTCGTGGAAGGTTATCAATGGTGCACAATCAGAACAGCCAGTAAAGGAGTTCGACCATTCTATGGATGCGTTGCGATATGCTATAATGTACATAACAGAACACATTGAAAAGCGTAGTCCTAAAGGGATTGACGTTTTGCGGGGGGTGAAGATTTACGATAAATCCGTTTAAGTGGCTTGCAGGGGAAATATCAAAATTAAGGCGACCCGATTATGGGCAATATGGTTGGGTTGTTAGTGCTTATAACACGCCATATTCATTAAATACCTCACGAGTAAATTATCAGTTAGCACGTGAATTATATCACAATACAAACGAAGCTTACAAGTTAGGAGCGGGCTTTGCAAAGCCGATTATAAACACGCTTGCTGGTTTCATGGGCGCACCGCATTTCAGGTGCGCGGATGAGGAAGCACAGGCAGTGTTAGATGATTATCTCGTGGATTGGACAAGTAGAATATTGCGAGTTCACCAATTGACATTGAGAGATGGAGACTGTTTTCTATATTTGTATGTGAATAACAAAAGAAGTGTTCTTTACCCAGAGCGTGTTGGTGGTTCAGTGGATTTCACAATCATACCGCCAGAGCAAGTTGCAGACATTGAGTTGGATCCCATTACGCATGAGCCAGTAGCATATACGATTTCGGCAAGGGTAATGTGGGATCAGGGAAGAAGGCAGTATAACTATACCCAAATCGTAACAGCAGATAGTATTGTAACACAAGCTGAAGGAGACGTACCACCAGATTTGAAGGTAGGAGAGCAACCCAATTTGTGGGGCTTCATACCGATAATACATTTTAAGAATGAGGCGGAAGAGACGCAGTTATTCGGCAATTCCGAGTTGGAAGCAGTAGAGCCGTATTTCAAGGCGTACCACGATGTGATGTTACATGCTTTGCAAGGTTCAAAGATGCATTCAACTCCGAGGATGAAGTTACAGTTAAAAGATGTCAGCGGCTTCCTTAAAAACAATTTCCCTGAAGCGTGGGAAAGTATTCAGCAAGGTCGACCAGCGAGAATTGATTTAACAGGTCATGAGCTTTTAATCTTTACCAATGAAGAGGATGCGTCGTTTATTGAGGTTAGTTCAGCGATAGGTGATGCGGGGTCATTGTTAGAGTTGTTATTTTACTGTATTGTTGATGTGTCTGAAGTGCCCGAGTTTGCATTTGGTGTGCACACTCCAAGTTCGCATGCGAGCGTGAAAGAGCAATACCCGTTGTTAATTAGGCGTGTTGCTCGTAAACGTGAGATGGTAACAGAAAGTTGGCAGCAATTTGCACGTATGGTATTGGCAATGCATTCGCAGGTAACAGGGAAGAGGTTCAAGGACTATTCAGTAGCGTTAGCATGGGATGAAGTAATCGAGCGAGATGAAGAGCAATATGCAAGGGTACTTAATTTGCTCACGCAGGCAATTAATACTGCAGTGATGGGTGGCTTCATGAGTATGGATGCGGCTGTCGATTTGTTGAGCGAGTATGTGGATACCATGCAAGGTTATGTTTCAGACAATGAAGAGCTTCCGGGTGAGCGAGAGAGGATAATAAGGAGTTGGATATTACGACAGCGGCTTGAAGAAAACGCTGGGATGAATGCACAATTAGAGGAGATCAATAAGGCGATAGAAGAAGCACGTAATGAGCTGGCGTGATGATTTGAAGCGTTTCAATGGGCCGTATTATAGGTGGGCACTTGAAAACAGGCGAAAGTTTCTTACTACCGAGTTAGCTACAGAAAAGGCATTGGCCAAGGAAGTGGAAGGGATGGTCAAAGATTTGAGCGTTTCTATAGAAGGTATGCCTTCCGATGTAGCGGCACAGATGAAGTATGTTAAAGCTGGGTTGAAAGATTTCGCCAAGGCGTTGAATGGCAAACAGAAAGATATCATTAGCAAAGGTATCGAGAAGGCAGTAGGCATTGGGGTTGAGTATAACGAGAAAGTTAGTGCGGATTTACTCCTAAAGGTATTCCCTGAAGTAGCGGAAAAAATACAAAATGTGTTTGGTTCAGTGCAAGAAGATGTTATCAAGGCAATGTGGAATCGCAGGGTTGGTGGTTTATATTTAAGCGATAGGATTTGGAATATAACTGGTGATACCACAGAGGCGATAGGGAGGATATTAACAGCAGGGATAGCAGAAAATATGGACCCTGTGGATATAGCAAGAGCATTGACAAAGTATGTTAAAGAAGGTTCAGGGACATTAGTAAAGGACTACCCTAATATGATGAAACGCATGGGTAGGAGGTTACCGAAAGACTTAAATTATGAGTCGTTGCGTCTGGTTAGGACAGAGTTATCAGCGGCTCATGGTGATGCCACGTTAAAGAGTGCGACATATAACCCTGCATGTAGAGGTGTGAAGTGGGTATTAAGTTCAGAACACCCAGAATACGATATTTGTGATGAGTTAGCATATGCCGACCAAGGGTTTGGGCCAGGTGTTTACCGAGTAGAGGATGCTCCACCAATGCCTGCGCATCCGAATTGTTTGTGCTTTTTTACAGAGGTAGTGGAAGACCCAAATGCATTTGTGCAAAGGTTAGAGAGGTTCAGGGACAATCCAGATAGTGATCCCGAATTGCAGGAATATTGGCAAAGGACATTTGCTAAGCCATCTCGTAAAGCACCAGCGGAAAAAGTGCGAACTTTGAAAGAAAAGTTCAAAAAGTTTGAGCCATTACCAATGCCTGATGGGGTAAGAAATGCTTTGCTTGACCATACTCCATATGCAAATGGTATTCTTCAGGATATTTATAAAGCGGATTATGATAGTGAAAAAACTTTCTTTGTTAATGCATTGTTGCGATATATTGATGGTACTCCAATCATTCAAAAGATTAGCACGGAGATTGCACTTGGTAATTACGAGGAATGGTTAAACCCTAAAAAATTAAATTTCGTTGAGAAATGGCTTGTAAGGTGGATTAAAACAGCACTTGACCTTATGGAACAAGCTGTACCATATGTTAATGAACTTATAAGGGTTGAGCCACTGTATGTATATGAGAATTTGGATAAAATGAAGGTGGGGGATGTGATTACCCAAGGTATTCGTTCTTGGTCGCAGAAAGATGTAATATATAAGGAGTGGGGTGAGCTTTATTGTGTACACAAAGGTGGATTTGTAGCATTGCATGTGAAGGGTGCGAAAGGAATAAACGTATCAGCGTTCAGCCACTATGCCGAGCAATATGAGGTGCTTTGTGCAG